CCTACATCAGCCTACATCCTAGTATAGACCATATCATTATACAAGGGAAATAGAACACAACAAAATAGAAATAAATAAGGAATAGGTTAGCAAAATAGAAATAGATTAAAAAAGTGAAAGTGGTATAATGATAGGTTATAGGATGCGATGTAGGGTAGTGTAGGGTAAATCGCAGACTTTCTCCGTAGCTGGACAAAATATCCCATACGCGAGGCAAAGTCTGCGATTTACCCTACACGACCCTACATCGCATCATATTCCTTTTCATCAATCTCTTTTATTTGTAATCTCTTTATAGACTATGGACGAAATCAATAAAAAGGTTACTTGGTCTTCTTCGTTAGAAGACTATTTTGCTTCTACTGGGGAGAAGGCACACTGCTTGTCGTATCTCCACAAACGCAGTGAGATGCTCTACTCCAACCGCCGCACTTGGATTGAACTCCCAGTGATTGTGCTGTCGTCGGTCGTAGGATTTTTGAGTGTAGGGTCTTCTACAATGTTTCAAGGCAATCAGATGGCGGCAAGTGTAGGATTGGGATTAGGGTCTCTTACGGTCAGCGTGCTTCAAACCATCAACACCTACTTTGGGTGGTCCAAACGAGCAGAAGGTCATCGCATTGCCTCTATTCAGTATGCTCGTCTCTATCGGTTTCTCAACATTGAGATGAACCTCCCACGTAATGAACGCAGCACACCTACCGACCTTCTCAAAACCACCCAAGAACAATACGACCGCCTTGCTGAAATCTCACCGTTACTGCCTCAACTCGCTCTGGACGAGTTCAAGACCAAGTTTGCGAAAGAAACCGAGATTTCCAAACCAGAAGAGGCGAATGGACTGGAAAAAATCACTATCTATGTTCCAATGAATCACATCAAAAGTAATCCAGATGTAGGACAACAGCAGAATGACTACACTCCAAGAGGCGGAGGCATATCCATTGGGTGACGACGATATCAACAAAATCCTTGAACCAGACACCCACATTTTTACATATCCGTATCTCAAACAAGTCAAGGATATTGACGAAATATTTGACCCTTACGGTCGAGCGATGATGCTCTACCTCACCGAGAACAAAAACACTGGACATTGGGTCTGCCTCATCCGTCGTCCAGACGAGATTGAGTTCTTTGACCCTTATGGAGAACCAGTGGATAAGCAACTGACTTGGGTAGGAAAGGGAAAACGGACGCAGTTGGAGCAAGACCGCCCCCTCCTCTCCAAACTGTTACGAGAGAAGGGGTTGGATGTCGTCTATAACAAGACCAAGTTTCAACTGGTGGATGATGATGTCGCCACTTGTGGTCGCCACTGCGTCATTCGTCTTTTGTTTAAAGACCTTCCGCTCCCCAAGTATGCGGAGATGATAAAGAAGAGTGGAATGACGCCAGATGAGTTCGTCACACGCAAGACCTACGATTTGCTCGGTAAATAATAGAAACATTATACATACACAATGGCCTATCGTTCCACCGTAGAATTCACTGGGCAAATGGATACTCTGGGCGACCCAGACATCATATACTACAATGCGGATATTATCAACGACAACCAACTCTCAAAGGTAGGTCTTGGTCTTGACCCAGTCGTTCGGTTTCAAGAGACACGCAGCACTGCTCTTATCAACGATATCAGCAAGTTCTACTTTTCTATTGTTCGTTTCACTATGAATGGACCGAACAAGGACCTTCCAGTGTTCATTCCGTCTATCCAGCTTGGGCAGAGTGATATTAATCTCACATCCTACTCGGTCGGTCTCCAAATCACCAAGAAAATCGTCATCGGAGGCAACAACTTTACCTTCACTGGTTACGCTCGTCGGTTCGTGGAGTATGTGAGTGAGAGTGCCCCAGCATATGTGTCTAGCGGCCAAACTCTTCCCAATGCTCCTCTTACCGACCAAGACATTCGTGGTTTATACTACTATGTCTATACCTACCAGCACTGGTTGGACCTTGTGAATGAGACCCTCGCACTGACCCAGACCTCTACTGACCCCATTTCTGCCTTCAAACCCACGCTGTCTCTCCAAGAGCAGTTTGAAGCATTCTTCGTCGCCAATGGCGGTCTTGGTCTACCCCCCTCCATCTTTACCGAACCACCTACCATCCTCTATAACTCCTCATCTAATCTGTTTACCCTCAACGGCGACACCTATGGGTATGGTGGAGCAGACGCACGGTCGTTCGGCAATGGGTTTGTTGGTAATGAGGAGGCGCTGACCCTTTGGTTCAACACCAATATGTTCGGTCTCTTCACCAACTTGAATAATAACTATTACGGCAATGAAGCGATAGGACAAGTCAATGAAATCCTCTTCCAGAACAAACTGGGGTCAAATATCTACTTTCCCCAGTCTCCGCAGATGACGGCTGGTCCGCCCATCACCACAGCCTTCACTGGAAAGTCTTATTATCAAGAGGTTCAAGACTACGAGAGCACCTCGTCTCTCTGGTCGCCCATTACGGCAATCGTGTTCACCTCCACCCTCATCCCAGTGTATGCCGAGCAAGTGGGTGCGCCCATCGTGTATGGCGAGGGTAACGACAGCACGAATAACAACAGCACGAATGCCTTCCAACCGATTGTAACCGACATCGCCCTCCCTCTGGACAACGCCGCCAACTATCGTGGATTCATTGAGTATGTTCCGTCCGCCGAGTATCGTATGGCGGCATTTACCTCGTCTCGCCAAGAACTCCGTAACATTGATATCCAAGTCTTCTGGAAGGCACGACTGGATGGTAACCTTTACCCTCTACGGATGTTCAACCTTTCCAGTGTGTCCATCAAGATGATGTTTCGCAAGAAGGCGAGTGGTCAGTGAGATTTGGACGCAAACTAATGTATGGGAGAAGTATACACACGATGTCTGCCGATATTGAGAAGTTAGCGGTTTTTGACGACCGCATCGTCCAGTCTCGCCCCAAGTATGCCGTTGAGAAGGGTGCTCTCTCCGTTACTAACTCTCCGTTCAACTCTATTGCTGCGAACGGCAGTCAGCACACCTATAACATCACCGTTCCCAGTGAGAATGTGTTTGTTGACCGTGCGGTAGAATGGTCTTCCACTTGTGCCCTTCAATCAGTTGTAACGATTGCCGCAGACCCAGCCCTCATTGGCCAACCAGTCATTGTGTTCGGTCGTGATGTTGCCCTTGCGTCCTTCCCTCTCCACTCGCTAACACAGACGCTCACTGCGACCATCAACGACACCACGACCACGATGAATACTGGTGATGTGCTCTACGAGGTCCTCCGTCTTGCGGATTACAAGAAGAACCGTGCCCAGAGGACTTGCCCCACATATCTGGATACCTACAAGAGTTACGACCGTGCCTTCGGTGCGGTGAATAACCCTCTGGGTGACTATTCCACCTCGTGCGACAGCGGTTCAGTGCCCAACGGTGCGTATTACAATGTCCAGTTCACCGATGCGACTGGTTCGTCCCTTGCTGGTGCTGCGACCTACAACGACGGCACGAAGGTGGTCAATGTAGTCAATGGAGTCCCAATCATCACCGTCAATGGTGCTGGTCCTAACCCCTTCACCGCTTACAACATCTTCATCAAGTTCACCTCTACTGAGAAGATTGTGCTCTCGCCCTTCGTGTTCAGCGACACCCACGAGCAAGACACTGGTCTGTTCGGTATCCAGAACATCCAACTGGTGATGAATATGACTTCCCCTTCCCAGACCCAGACTGCTGGTCGTGTCCTCCGTAGCACCACTCGTGCTGGTCGCGCCCTCTCTGCCGTTGCCTACAACGCAACCAATCTGGGTGGGTCTCCATTCACCAACTCTCGTGTGAATGTCCAGTTCCTTACGCCCTCTCTGGACATTCCTCTCCCTCCCAAGTCCATCGTTCCGTATATGGAGTTTCCTCGTTTCATCTACAACCAGTCGTTCTCTACCGCCATCCCCATCGGACAGACGGCAACGCAAGTCCAGTCCCAGACCATCACTCTTCCTCAAATCCCAGACCTAATGATTATCTACGCCAAACCCACTTCATACACAACTGGTGCTGGAACTTTCGGACCGTATGCCCCTACGGATGCGGATTTCTACCTACCCATCACCCAGATTAGCGTCAATTTTGATAACTTTTCTGGTCTGCTCTCGTCTCACACGCCAGAGCAACTCTATGGGATGTCCTTCCGCAACGGTCTGGACCTTGACTACAATGCGTGGTCCGGTCAAGCGAAACTCTCCGCCCTTTCTACAGCGGTGGGTGACTTGGGCAGCGGTCAAGCGGCGACAGTCGGTGGTTTCCTTGTCCTCAAGCCCTCCCAAGACATCGTGCTCCAATCCGGTCAAGCACCCTCGCTGGTTGGTAACTTCACCTTCCAGTTCAACTGCTCGGTGCTCAACACGACTGGCGGAGCACTCAATGGTCTCTCGCTCTACCTCGTGACGGTCAATTCTGGGTTCTTTGAGAGCATCAAGGGTTCATCTCGTGTAATCAAGGGTGTGCTCACGGAGGCGGACATCATCTCTGCTCCTCTCGCACCGATGGGCACTCGCTCTCAACTCCAACGAGTGGTGGGCGGTCAGTCCGTGCTGTCTCGTCTCGGTAACGTTATGAGCAAGGTTCGTGAGTTTGCTCCTATAGTAAAACCTCATCTGCCGAAAGAGGTCCAAGATGTAATGAGCGCAGTCGGTCTGGGTCGCACTGGTGGTCGTTCAGTTGGTGGTCGGCAGAAGGCAAAACTCCACGAACGCCTATTGTGATTAGAAAAAAATAGAGCGGAATGAGTATACACAATGTCCGCACAACTATTTGGTCCTACGCCTATCGCATCAGTTGTCGCAAACTCAGTTTCAGTAAACCAGCGCCTTACTGTTGGTCCGCTACCTTATGGCTCAGTGAGCATTGTAGAAACATCGGTTGCTGAGGGCTCAGTGCTTTCTATGGAAGATAGTGCTGGTGGTGGCGCATATTTTCCGCTAATATCATTTATAGGGGCTGGTGGTCCGCCCATTGTCCAATCACAAATGCGTATTACTGCTAACACTCTCAATGTAGATGGTTCGGCTATTCAATTTCTTGCGGCAGACCCAGCAACAACCGGTCTTGCTTTTAACAGTGTAGAGAAGCAAACAACCATCTCAGTCATTGATGGAGCTGGTGTTGGTGCTTCTATTCCAGTGCTAACTATTACCTCCATTGGTGGTCCGCCAATCACTGCTGCGACCGCCCAGTATTCTGTTCCAGTCTCGCACAACTCCGCCGTCCAGTCTGGTGTCTCCGCCATCGCTATCGGTGCTGTTACCATTGCTATACCAATCCCACAGATTACGGCGAACTCGGTGGTTCTCTTCTCGCCTCTCTCTATCCCAGACGCGACTTGTGTCGGTCTCCACATCACCCTTACGGCTGGTGTTGGGTTCTCCGTTAGTGGTGTCGGTGCTGCGACCGCCGCCGTGCCCTTTTCGTATTTTGTCGCCAAGTATTAGTCTTTTCAGAGTGGGGACGCCCTTCCATCACTCAATCACTATCCCCTTTCCAGAGGATGTTGATTGCGAGTGCGTTGGGACTATACTTGTCGGTCTTCCAATCCCCCTTGATTTTCGTTGCTCGTGCGAGATACAGTCGCCTCCTCTCCTCTGCTGTCCCCTTCGGCACTTTTCCCTCTGCCTCTGCTCTACTCCACAAAATGTGGTCACCATACCTCTGTGCCCCAAACTTGGAGATGCGTCCATCTGGCGTCTCAATCTGTAACTTGTGCGGTTTGGGTGCGTAGGTTATCGTGCCCTCAATCCCAGCATCTCGTGCGTTCTTCCGTGCCGTAGTAAGGTAAGCATCTCCTTTGGGAGGAGGCAGTGCTGGAAGAGGAGTAGACAGCATCCCATTCGCACGGAGGTCGTTATCGTGCTTGGGATTGCCCATCACAAAGGACATCACCCTCGCCATTGCCCACTGCTCCTTGCTCAACTTCTTGGAGAGAGGGGCACGGACATTCTTGACGAACGACCCCTTCAACCGCACACTCTGCGGATTGGTATTGTAAGCACCAATTCCTCTATTATAGACTTCTTGAAGGATATTCATCGGTATATTGGTAATCTTGCTCACTTCGTTCAATCCATAACTCCGGTCTGGTAGTTCATAGCGGTCAAGGAACTTCTCTCGGTAGGTTAGCGGCATTATATCCTATACCATAGCAAAATAGGGGCGAAAAATAAATAGATTAAAAAAGTGAAAGTGGTATAATGATAGGTTATAGGATGCGATGTAGGGTAGTGTAGGGTAAATCGCAGACTTTCTCCGTAGCTGGACAAAATATCCCATACGCGAGAGAAATTCTGCGATTCATCCTACATCAGCCTACATCCTAGTATAGACCATATCATTAT